ATCTTCAAGCATACTCATATACTTTTTGTCATCTCGGATTTCTCCGGTACTTGCATCATATACAAGTTTGTTACGATAACGCATCATAACATCGCGAAGATATTGTTCTGCCTTTACCTTTGGAAGATTACCAACATCAATGTAGAAAATTCTACGTTCTGGTGCTCTTGATAATCTATAAATTACCAGAGAATCCTCAATCATTCTCAGTTGATTGAGTGACTTAATTGCTTTGTTTAAGTATGAAAGAGTAATTCCTTTGTTTCTGTCTACAAGACCAGAAGTGCAATATGCAATAGAATCTCTTGCAATTTTTATTCCACTATTTCCTGATGAAGATTGTTGACCACCAATAGGACCAACAGGATATGACATCTTTGGATTGTAGATAAAATACTCTTCAATTTCAGGAAAATCATATTCCATTGGGTTTTCCTGAATTCCTTTTGCAGCAAAAGATTTGTCTTTATCTGACTTTTTCTTTTGTCTCACATAACGCATTTTCATTGCATCAATATATCTTAATTCCTGAATTCCTTCTGATGGATTTTTGAAATCGATTACCTTATGATAATAAAGTCTACCGTCAATATACCAATTCCTATAAATCTCATGAGATTTTTTGTTAAAGTCTAAAAGATCGAGTATATAATTAAATTCATCTCTAATTTTTTTCTTTAATCCGTCAGTTGCGTTCAGATTTGACAACTCAATCTGAACTGGGACATCATTAGTATCTGAAACGATTGCTTCGTTGACAATATCTTCAATGGCACTATCAACCTCTGGGTGAAGTGCCATTTCTCTATATCTTTTAATTAAATCAAATTCTGTCCTATAAACTCCCTCAATGTCTACATAAGAACCAAAAAAACCACTAGTCAAATAATGATCAACCCCGTCCTCATTATTTTCGGGGACGGGGGAGACTATAGTGGGACTTTTTTTCGGATCATCATCAATTGAAAAACCAAACAGTCTTGCCATGATTTAATTAAACTCTTTATCTCTACTATTTATTAAGAAATAACAGTGTTAGTTTGATCGCCAGTTTCACCTGCTGACCACCACTGGACTTGGAATTCTACGGTAAATTCCTGAATTGTATCTGAATCATCATAAGATACTGAAATTTCAGAAACATTGGTTGGGAAAATATCATAGAACTTATAAGTTCTCAAAGGTGGAATTGCATCTCCATTATCAATATCAGAATTCGATTCTGAGAATCTTCCTTGATTTGCACCTCTACCCAACTGATACACAAAAGCATCAGTCATGTAACTGGTTGGATTTGTAATTCCAGTATTATTGTCCAACTTGCTGATGGAATTCATCCACAACTCGAAAGCAGTTCTTAACTGGAAGTCCTCATCGTTGATGATTGTTACTGTCCATGGATCAAAGGTTCTATCACCAGCAACTTTCATAATTCTTCCTCTAAAAGGAACATCAATAGATGCTACGTTTGATGCAGGAAGAGCTGCTGCTTTGCAAAGAAATTTAAAAGTATCAATTTCATTTCCTGCTCCAGTTCTCCAAAGATTTTGGAGTGGTGCTGGGAAACTTGGAATCGAAACCTCAAATAAATTAGATCTTGCACCACCACCTGCAAGTCTTTCTTTAAATCCTGTAATCGTTCTGAGTGTTGACATTTTTAGACCCTCCTTAAAGTTTTAATTAATCTATCAAACTCTGCCAGCAACTTCTTCAAAAGAAATTCCAGTTCTGGTAGCAACAAATGTCAGTGTTACATAATTAATTGACTTAGTTGGCTTCAAGAAGATGTCGGCTCTAAACTCATTGTTGTCGATAATATCGGGGGTATTGTTGCTCTCATCACAAATTACAAGGAAATCATAAACTCCTCTCTTTGCCTTAACATCACGTAAGTATGGTTCTACAATGTTTACAAAGTTTGCTCTTGTGATCTGATCATTTAATTCAAATAGTTGTGCCTCAGCAGCATCTTGAAGTGCTTGCTCAACGGTCAAGAACAGTCTTCTAACATTGATTCTATCAAATGCGGAAGCATATCCTAGTGCAGTTTTATCGCCAAATAGCAATATTCCAGATCCTGGTTGATTTACAATTGGATTGATTCCTAAAGGATAAAGTTGGTCTCTTTGAGCTTTGTTGGGATTGTATGCCAACTTGATTGCATTATTCAGAACTCCTCTTTGCTGTCCTGCAGGCGAGAACCAAGGATATGCCTGAATTGATGTTCTTACGCAAAGACCAGCAACATCTGGGTTGCAAGGAATATAACGGAATCTATTGTTAAATCTATCAAAGGTATACTTATAACCACTATCAAAAATTGCATAAGAAGAATTTCTGTTACCAATTTGACCGAAGAAATTGATTATATTTTCTGTTTGGTCGTTGGTTGTCAGGAATCTTGGAGTAGAAGAATTAGGTTCTGGTTCGGATACTACGCTATATCTGTGTGGAGAAATTACTGCCACGCAATCCTTTCTGCTCCCTGCAATAGAGATAAGTTTAGATGCCTTAGAAGCAGACTCTGTAATTGATCCCAATCCAGGTCCCATGATCAAATAATCGACCGCAATTTCATCTCTGTTTCCAAATAAATCGTATGCAGTTGCCAAAGATCCAAGATCAGCTTTCATTGTTCCTGTTGTGCCAGGAGTTGCAGAAGAATAATCTTTTCCACCTTCCAGGGTATAAGTTTTATTTCCAAGAGCACTAAATGTTACATCTTGCGTGTCTTTATTCCACTGACCATTAGAAAGAGTGACTGCTGCAAATCCCGAAGAAAATCCTGTTTGTGCCACCAAAGAAGAATTATCAGAAGGATTGTCACCAACATAAAGATACTTGGAGTTTTGTGCAAGATATTCTTTCCACCAAATTCTTTGTGGAGAATTTATTGCCGATACTGAATCAGTTGCTTTTGATAAACCTACAAACTTCTCTAAAAGATTTCCTTTGATTCCAGTAATTGTTCCGGTATCATCTATTACCGCAACGTGAATCTCATCATTCTTTGAGTTTCTATCTACAGCATATTGTGAGGTTCCTGGTTTTGGTGCAATCGAACTCCACAAAATATTTCCATTCTCTAATATAATAGATTGTTGATCATACCAATCAGAAACTGCAGATTCTGATGTAGAAATCCCAACTGATGTTACTGCAGCACCGGCATTATTAATAACTACCGTATTTCCTGGTCTAATTGATGCTGTTTGAACTCTAGCAGAGTAACCTGGGAATTCTTCTTTACTTGTTGATGTATTAAATCTTGAAGTAAATTTGACATCAACAGTGTCTGTTCCAACTCCAGTAATAATGCCCTTTAAGTATCCTGTAAATGATGATGTTGCGCCAACACCTGACAAAGGTTCGTTTGTAAGTGCGACTGAAACACCGTAACCAACTGCTGCTTGAGTTACTGCAGTTCCAACGTTTACAATTTGATCTGCTCTGTTGTCAATGACCGCTACTTTAAGGTCGTTATACTTGGATCCAGGATTCTTTGCTGCAAAGATATATGATGCAATATCATCCGAATGATTTGCATTATAGTCGTCAAAATTTTTGATTTTAAGATCTGCAGTGCTTCCTGTTCCTACTGTCAGCACATTTGCATTTTTTAATTCTGCATCATCAACTCTGACGACTTTAAGAACGCCACCATAAGAAAGAAAACTCGATGCGCTCATCCAATACTCATACTGCCCATCAAGATCGAGGGGTTTTCCAAAAACATCAATAAGTTCTTGTTCAGTAGTGATGTCAATCGCTTCCTCAACAGGGCCAACTGGGAAGGGTCCAGCAATAGCACCAATATTATCTAAAACATTATTAGCTCTTCCTACCGTTAAATCAACCTCCCTAACAAGTACGCCGGGAGATAATTGAGGAGTCGCCATTTTTTTCTCCTAAGTTCTCATTTACCTAAAAATATTTATTAAAAATCATTGCTTCATTTGTGAAAACAATGCATGAACATTACCAATCAGGATATTCCCACAAATTGTTGTTTTTAAATAAAAGT